TCCATGAACTACGCTCAACTATAACGCTCAATTGAGCAGTTGATCCAGAACTATCAACTTGATATGCCAGAACTGAAGCATTGGTTGAAATTACTTTCATTAATGTTTCAACTGCACCTACTACACCAGCACCACTTGGATCATCTAATTCAGCTGCTAAGTTAGCAGTTACACCAAGTGTGGTGATTTTGAATGCTGTGATAGGCGATGCAATACCAGTATTAATAATTGCTGCATTAGCAAAACTCTGACCTGACCCTACGTTATTTACACCGGCTGTGCTGCCGTGTACTCTTGTTACTCCGATTGGCATTTTTGTTTCTCCTTAATTAGTTGCGTGTTATCGCATGTTAATATTTATACCAATTACGCCATTTTGGCGAAATTAGCCGCACTAAACACTTCTCTATCTACTATTTTAACAAGCCCAGATGTGGTGGGAAAAACAAATCCTTCGCCGGCGGGTTGCCCATTGACATATTCTTCAATGCCCTGTACTTGTGCTGCTAATTGTTTAGCTAAATTTTGCTTGAAAGCGTAAATGCTATTCCAAATGGCTTTGAGGCCCACATACCCAGGACTTTCTACAATTTCACCAGCAGGTGTTTGTGCAAATAGTTTACCTGTATAATCATCACCAGCTAAAGCGTTGTATTGTACTTTGCTAACATTTACTGCCAACCAAGTGTGTAAAGGTTCAGATACTTGTTTGGTAATAAATTTATTAAAATAAGTTTTAATTCTATCCCTGGTGCTTTGTGGTATAGAAGCCAATAATTCGTCAACAGCAGCACCATATTTTTTAAGCGCCGATTCTGCTGCTCGTTCTTGCTGTACTGGAGTTTTAAGGCTAAATTTATTACCTGCTGTTGGAGAAATAATAGCCATGCCGCCCGGGACTGTTACCAGTCCTTTTCCATTCCACTGTGTTGATTGACCACCCAATTGGTCAAAGTATTGATGTACTACAATACCACCCACTGTGCCTGCGATTTGTTTGCCCAATGCACTGTTAGTTGCCACTCTGTATTCAACTAAGTTTGGTTGGAATACAAACTTGCCCTGTTGCGGTTGTATTTGTCCTGCATATAAAAGATCGCCCCAGTAGAATCCTGCTCCTTTTGTTGCAGCATCAAGCCCAGGCCATATCACTTCGAGCGCACTGTATAAACTACCTCTGAGATTTCCTGACGCCTTTTGACTGTCATATCGTTTCCAATCTTCAACATTTTTAGCAAGGAATCCTGCATCAAACATATACTTGTCCATGACTGCCAATTGGCCATCTTGGTCTCTTCCGAATATCAACGCCGGCTTACCATCCCATTTAATTGTGAGATTTCGTGGATTAGATATCACTGCTTTTAAGCCAGCAATTTGTTGAGCTGCGGCAGCACTGCCAGATAATATGGCGTCTTCGGGGTGTGGAGTGCGAGGATTAGTTGCCTCCATTAAATACTCAACAAATTCAAAATACATTATGAAAGTTTATCCGTATATGTTCTAAACCAAGCGGCTGTGCCTGGTGTGGGTGCTGCTTCAGGTAACTGTATATCACTCTTGGCCAGAGTTTCTCGCGCTGCTGCAATCAGCTGATCGTAGTTGGGGCGTTTACTAATTGTATCAATAATATCGTCGGGCGAATTTAATTTTGCTATTGGAATACCTGTAATTTTACTTAAGGTGACCGGACTTTTGCCGTCTTCGATGGTAGTATTGGTTACGCGATCAACTAATCCGTGTTTGTAACTCCACTTTAGTCCAGGATGCAAGGCAGATACAACACTGGCCAATATAACATGTCGACTCATACCAGTTAGTTTGCTGCCTTCACTTCCGCCACTCATGCTAAACGCTTGCCACTTAGGATCACCAAACATTAAATCGGCTTGTACATAACCTTGCCCAAGTCGACCGCCTATTGGTGCTTTTACATGTACACTGTCACCGGATTTTTTAATGTCTTTGGCATCTACTCCGGCAGATAATAAAACTGCCACCAAAGTATCTTTGTCCATGCTGGTTTCGTCTACTGCTAAATCTAAATCGCCAGAACTTGATTTTCTTCCAGTAGTACCTAACCAGGTTTCTTCAGGAAATCGAATACCACTCACATGCTCTATCCAATTGATAGTAGCAGGCACATCGTCACGATTTATACGTTGAGTAAGTGGTTGTCCTTCTGAGTTTTTAAAAACATGCCCACCTTCGTTAAGATGCATCACAGTTTCATCCTTTCTTTAGCCAAAAAAGTTTGCAAAGCAGGAGTAACTTTTCTTGTGGTACCAAATGGATGAAACTCACCGTAGTCGTCCATTTCAAATCTTTTACCTTTATACTGTATAACCAGTGGAACTGATTGTACAATAGCAACATCCGGATGCAAGGGTTCTGACGTCGATGGTTCCCCCACTGGCTCGTCGTTTATAGGAGCTTCAGCACCGGGCTCAGCTGATTGTGCGTTTTGTGTGGTATTTGGATCAAAGGTCAGCTGGCCATTTTCTTGCGCTAATTTTTCTAATGTTTTTATTGTTTCAGAATCTAATATTGTATTGCCTTCAGAATCTGTCCAAAAACCTGTTTTGTCGGTGGCTGTGGGCTTTGCAGCATATTTAAAAAAATTACGCCCATTTCTGCTTTGCACTACCAAAACTCGTCCTGGGGGAACACGATAGCGTTTGACTTTGTCAGGCAAGTTATCGTCTGGTGCTTTGACCCACTGGCTCCCTGAATCTGCTCCAAGTCTGTCAGCTACGCCTTTGATCATGTTTGTAAATGACCTTGGATTGGTTTCTGTACTTCCAGTATATTCCCCAGTTTCTGGATCCTTCTCATAATCAGTGCCGAATTTATCTCTTTTGCGTCGTGTTCCAAATACTTCGTTAACAATGTCTTTAATCTTCACGTCTAAATCTCCTAACTCCGCGAGCAAATTTAGCAGGATCCTGAGCCCTTATACTATTAAGTAATCTACGCTCTAATTCAGCTGCCTGCTCGGCATCGTAGTTTTCTTTGATATAATTTATCAAATTAATAGCACCTTGTATAACATGTCCAGCGCGACTTTCCACAAGATTTTCCCGATCTTTTGTGACCGGCATATGGGCAAGTTCGTCAAGAATACTGCGAGTACGCTTTTGCAAAATCTACTCCGTTATTAGATATTTATTCGGTTTTAGTTTTTAGGCTTGCAAGCATTTGCTTGAGTTTTGTACTATCAACATTGGCTTGTACAGATTTTTCAATATCAAATCCTGGTTTGGGTTTAGCAGCAATCATGGGCGGACTTGATGTTGTAGCAGATGTTTTGATTTGATCCATTATTTGTGTACTTGTACGAAAACCTTGCCCACCGTTCTCACTTTGTGCATCTTCACCAGGATCTGTAATACGTAAACTTTCAATATTGAACTCAAGATCTACCTTTTGACCTACGCCACTTGAACTACGAGTTTTCATCAACTGTATTTGATAACGACCGCGCTCACGCATAGCCCTTGAAGTAAAGATACCAAACACATTATCCGCTGTGTTAATTTTACTGATACCACCCGAGATATGACTATGGTCAAATTCAATTTCTTCTACTGCTGATCTGTTCAACTGCGACGCAGTAATCATTAGTATGTTAAATTCTCTTGCCAAGTTTCTCAGTTCTTCTGACACATATTTGTCTTTAACAAATAAATCGCTGGGGCTAACCTTGGCACTTACCGGCATCACAAGATCAAGGTAGTCGACCATAATAAAGTCTGTCTTTTGACCTGTTTGAATTTCTAATTCTTTTAAGTATGCACGAATATGATTAACATTACTTTGTGCTGGCATGTACTTGATCCGCAATTTACCACTCTTCTTACCTACCATGCGTATCTTCATTTCCAGTGTGTCTAAATCCTTAAAGATTTCTTTCGTGCTACAGTTCGCAACCATCGCATCCATACGCATTGCACACAACTCTTCACTAAGCTCAAGTGTAAGGAACACACCATTGAGTCCAGCGGTGATCCAGTTAATCGCGATATTTTGCATGAAAAGAGATTTACCAGATCCACTACCACCGGCAAAAATATTAAGCTCGCCTCTATTCATACCGCCAAACAATCGTTGATCCATGGTAGGCCAACCTGTACTCACTTGGCCGTTGTTGCTTTTGATTTTCATTAGTCGAGCACGGGGATCTTCAAAATAGTCCGTACCCATGTCTTTGGTAAGACTGATTTGTACAGCATCCTTGATCAATTTTTCTACAGGATCAAAGTTGCCTTGTTCGATCATGTCTGCGGCTTTTAAGATAGCTCGCTCCAGTTCTTGTTTACGACTGAATCCTTCAAACTCAGTAAGGAACCAATCATAGTGTCCTTCACGCAAATCTGGGACTGATCTCAATTCTACTCCTGTAGCTGCCAGTATCTGTTCTCGAGTAGGCAGAGTTTTATGATCATCACTGTGTTTTTTCATAAAACGTGCAGCTTCTCTAAGACTGCGATCAAAGTTGTCTGCATTATAAATGTTTTGAACACGCACGTATGTTTCTGCGTCTTCCAACATCATTTCTAAAAATAGTCGTTGTACGTCTGGATTATAATTTTTCATTGTCATTTGTAAACAGTACAAGTGCGGTTTTTTGTTTTACACCATTTATTAGAAAATTATCGCTACAATGTAATAATTTTCTATCCCAATATATTACTGATCCCGGGTGCCATTTGTATGCAGCGTGTAAACTCACATACTCTAAACGATTTTCTGTTTCGTGTCCGCATAATGTATTATAGAGATTTTTTGCATTGTTTTCTAATTTTTTATTTTCTTCTAAAAAGTGGGCAAAATTTGTTAAACACTCTTCGTTAAAGATTACAGTATGAGTATTTTCATTGCACAACGGAATTAAAAATGCACCTTTTGGTTTCAAATCGCCTTTTACGTAATCAGTGTGGATGAGCCAAGGAATTTCCTCTTTTAGATACACACCTACTGTTAAACAGATCTTTTCGTCAATTAACTTTTCAATTTTGTTTAGCACAATTTTTTTTATAAATGGAAAAATATAATCATTTTGTTTAAATCCATTTGTGTAAGCAAAAAAAGCTCCATCATTTGGTTGATCCTGCAATTTGCTCATTGCAGTAGTGATCTGTGCTATTTCAAGCGGAGAAAACACATTCAAAAATTGTTTAGTCTTATCAATCATGATATCGCCTCCTTGATTCTAATCATTTTTTTAATTTTATTTCTTTTCTCAAAAGCTGGAATATGTTCTTTTAAGATGTCCAATACATTGTCATGGCCACTATCTGGAATTTGATAGCCTAAAGACAATACATATTCTTTAGCATGATTTCTTCTTCTAAGTCTTTCTTCCAAAGTTAAACTTTCATTGTCTAAAGCGACCCAATTGTTTTCGTGTCTATCTAATTGAATATTAAATTCTTGAGCACCATTAAATAATGGCGTACCAGGAAGAATACCCAACGTAGATCCAAAATTTATATTGGTAATTATTTTATTAGCATATTTTTTGTACTTTTTGAACATATCAAGTGTTGCTTGATAGTCTTCTTCGGTTTCGGTAGGATATCCAAAGATCATTAGAAATGTACAGGTAATATTGTATCTATCTAACATTTCCATAGTATAGTCAAGATCCCGATTAGTAAATTTTTTATTCATATGCTGTCTTACCCGATCACTCCCGGTTTCGACTCCAATAGCCAAAGATTGAGCGCCAGACATAGCCAAATTTTTCCAATATTCATCATCCAGCTGGGACGGCGATCTCACAATATATTGGCCACTATATGTCAATTTCACATCATTCTGCCTATTAAAGTCGGCTAATAATTTACAAAATATTTTGAATTCTTTCAAACTGCCATTAACCAAACTGTCAGTAAACATAAAGTTTTTTATATTATATTTTTTGTATAATTCTATTATTTCATTAGCTACTGCTTCGCCTTTTCTCAATTTGTAAGACCAATGATCATGTATGTCACAAAACGAACACGATCTCACACATCCTCTACTACCTGTAATAGGTAAAGAATCAACATACATATCTAAATTATAGTCAGAATAGTCAGGAATCGGTAAAGAATCTAAATTGTCAATTTGTTGAAATGTGTCTGAATTAATTCCTGGGTATTCAAAATTGCCCTTTAGCAACTCAACTATTGAATTTTCACCTTCACTTTTGATATAAAAATCAATTAAATTTTCATTTAATAATTGTTTTGCAAATCCCTGATGACCTAAAATACCACCGTCAGCCAATCCTTGGCCACCAAGAATTATTTTAATATTGGTGTGTTTTTTAAGTTCTTGGCAGAAAAGTTTTGTAGCAACTTTATTCTGATACGTAAAAACACTGATACCAACAAATTTTGGTTTTAACTTGATTATTCTATCAACATATTTGCTAACAATATTCTTAGCTTCTTGGATTACTTCGGTATTCAGCTCTGTTAAAAAATAATTTTCAATATTCTTAAGATTAGCATGTTTAGAGTGATAAAATTCTATATTGAAGTCGATCGTTTTACATGTAAATCCGTTTTTTTCAATACTCGCCTTTAAAATTGCAGGGGCAGCAGGTGCAGTTCTTGAGATTGTGCCAGGTACGTTTATGATTACAATGTCAAGCATATAACTTTTTTTTCTTCAATTCAATCTTGAGCTTGCTTGTTTCCCTCGCCGCCAGTATGCTCTTAAGTACAAACAGTTTACCATATTTAACCACAGCATCGTTAATGTCTTTACAGGTGTCCTGCCATACAGGAAAACTCACAGTCCAACCAGCTTCTATAGCTCTATCAACGAGTTTACGTCCTGCACGATCTGTGTCAGGTACTACAACGACTTCACGTTGCAATCTATCAATTTGATCTACTTGTGTGTCTGATATTTCTGCACCACTAACTGATACGCCATCTACACTCATGGCATCAAACGGTCCTTCGCACACAATGACAAATTTGCTATCTGGCTTTTGCATATCTAAATTAAACACAAAGTCTGCGGGATGACTACTCCAATACTTGGGTTTTATTCCGTCTACAATAGATCTACTGGTGTATCCTACCGTCTTGCCACGATAATAGTACGGAATAACAATCCTACGATGTAAATTGTATGCTTGTTCAGGAGTCCAGTAAAATTTGTACTTATTTAAATCAATGGCTCTGCGATGTACATACTCTATTGCTGCCAGCAATTCTGCGGGCACATTATTGTAATCTCCAAGGCTGTAAAAATTAGCCAGTTCAACAACATTACGTGCTTGGTCGGGTAATGTTCTTGCTTCATAAACAATCTCTTCTTCTGGAACCCGTTCAAGTTCATCGGGTGCTACAAGTTCTCTTAGTCTTACTGCTTCGATTACTAAACGACGTATAGTTAGATCATCTGCACCCAACCATGCCAACAATTTTCTAAACTTGAAAGTTAAATGGCGACCGGGAATGAAGCTGGCGGTATACCCGCAGTTGAAGCAGTGATAACTGACTTGCCCTGCATTTGCTTTAACACCACCGCGACCTCTTGTGTCAGCCGTTTCTCCATTGTGTACACAGCAAGGTGCATTAAAACTGGTCCAGCCGTTTTGCCCTGTCTTTTTGCGGGCAGGCAGTAATTGCAAAACCTGGTGCTGGACGGAGTCTAACATCGTGTTATTGTATACTAATTTTTAAGTTTAGCCAACTTTAATGATTGTAAAACTCGAATGTAGAACCAACCAATATCAAATTCCCACCAACGCAGTGATAATTTAGGGCTGGCTGGGTCTAAATGATGATTAGAATGCAACTCTTCGCCGCCAATCAAGATACCAATTGGTAAAATGTTTCTACTTTGGTCTCTGGTGTCACCGTTACGATAACCCCACCAGTGTCCTACGCCATTAATTACTCCGGCCGCCCATAAGGGTATCCACAGCATTTGTACCAACCATATTATGGCACCCACCCAACCGAAGACGATGATATTGAGCACAAGGCAAAGGCCAATGCCAAGTCTACTGTGAGGCGTGTATACATGGTGCTCGATCCAATCATCAGGAGTGCCGCTGCCGTAAGCACTAACCATTGCTTTATCTTTGCTGGCTTCATTATAAAGTAGTGCTCCTTTTAGTAAG